ATGACCGCAAAAAAGTAGCGGCCAATTATTATCATTGTTTCAATTCACCGGCTGGGATGGAAGTATTAAAAGATTTAGAAGAAATGTACCAAGGGAAATCAAGCGTGGTTGCTAATGATCCTTATGGGACTTATTTCCAAGAGGGTTGCCGTTTCGTTTATTTGATGATTAAGGAAACGGTAAAAATAGGTGAACAACTTAAATCACAAGGAGAATAATTTATGAGTATCGAAACGCAAGAGCCGGAAACCGACACCTCGAGCGAATCTGAGGGTGCACCATTAGAAGCGCCATCCACATGGATGGATGAAGTCCCGGAGGATTATCGAGGCGAGAAAACATTAAGTAAATATCAATCGGTCGGTGACCTGGCAAAAGGTCATGTGCATCTTTCCAGGATGATGGGAAATTCTGTCAAGATCCCCGGTGAAGATACAACCGATGAAGAGCGCAACGATTTTTATACAAAGCTGGGCCGACCGGAAACGGCGGACAAGTACGAATACGCAAGGCCGGATATGCCGGAAGGAATGCCATACGATGAAGATTCGGAAAAGGCATTCAAACAACTGGCACATGACCAGGGATTATCGCAAACACAACTAGGATCCATTCTTGATTTCTATAATAAGTTTGCACTCGATTCCCAAATCGATCAAAAGTTACACATGGATGAAGCTTACTTTAAAGGTGAGGCGGCATTACAGAAAGAATGGGGAATGAAAGGATACGATCGCAACGTGTCAATTGCACAACGGGCGATGAAAGAATTTGGTGGTCCGGAACTCGAGAAACTATTGACCGAGGATCCGCGTGGTTCCCATCCGGCGCTGATTAAAGCGTTTTATCAAATGGGATTAAAAAGCCAGGAGGCTCGACCTTTGGATTCCGAACACGATTCCAGTTTTCTTGATGTTGGATCCGCACAAAAAGAAATCGAATCATTTAATAAATCGAGCCATAAATATTACAAAGCATACTGGAACAAAACAGATCCAAAACATGCAGAAGCCGTGGCCTACCGAGATCGCCTGTTTGATATGGCATACCCGGAGGAATAATGGAACGCGATATTACATGCGGCGAATGTAAACATTTTGGTAAGAAACGAATTGTATTATCGAGAAAGGATAATCCATTCCGCCTCGGTAGATTAAGAGGCAAGAAATTTGATTATTGTTTGCATTACGATCAACCAGCCAAGAGCGAAGACTTTTATGGTTTGTGCGAGGTAGCAATCCGCAAACCGATTGAAGTTGAATCTCAAGGCATAGCAACTCCGGACCCGGCAACGGACCCTCTGGAAGTTGCAACGCAGTAAAACCGGATACCCCGTAAGGGCCCAACCATAGTATCCGAGAGCCCGATGGTCGGTCACCTCTCTTAATTATTCACTCCTCAAAAGAGGTAATGAAATGAGCACAGAAGTCAATAAAGCTTTTGTAAATAAGTATCGCTCTAATTTCATACATCTAGCTCAACAAAAAGGATCGCGATTGCGAAACTTTGTGAGAACGAACGAGGGAGTAGTAGGCAAGGCTGACCATTTTGACCGCTTGGGTAGTACAAATGCGCAAAAAATGACAAGTCGGCACGCCGATACTCCATTGATTTCTACACCTCACAGTAGGCGAAAAGTTGTAATGGAAGATTACAACTGGGCGGATCTAGTAGACAAAGCCGATCAGATAAAAATGTTATCTGATCCTGGTTCTGAATACATGACCGCTGGTGTATGGGCAATGGGCAGAACGATGGATGATTTGATTATTGCATCAATGACGGGAAACGCTACCAGCGTGTCCTCGGCTGATGCCGCTTCATCTGTCGCTTTACCGTCCGCGCAAAAGGTGGTTCACGGCTCCGCCGGAATGTCACTCGCTAAATTGCGTACGGCAAGGAAAATTTTAAGGGAAGCAGACATCGATCCCGATGAAGAACTTTATCTCGCAATCTCTGGAGATAAAATGGATGACTTGTTTGCTGAATCAGGAACCCCGATTATTAACTTTGACTACAACGATACCAAACCAATGGTTGAGGGTACGATAGCTAAATTTTTTGGGTTCAATATTATTCACACAGAGCGACTCGGCAACGATTCGGACGGTAACCAACAAGTGATGGCTTGGGCTAAATCTGGCGTAGGACTTTCTATTGGGCAAAATATCGAGACTAAAATCTCGGAACGCCCCGATAAAAATTACTCAGTCCAGTGTTATGCCCAAATGTCACTTGGCGCGGTTCGTGTCCAGGACAATCATGTTGTTGAAATCGCTTGCACATAGGGAGGTGTACTAATGGCTACATATTACAGTACCGAGTACACCACTCACCGTGATGGTCCGGACAAGAATGCTCCGCATACCAGTAACGGCGTTGTGTACGAATATGCACAGTTCACCGGCTCGGCTCTAAGTACGTCCGATTCGGTTGAAATGATGAAGATCCCAGCCGGGGTCCGTATCTTACCGACATCTTTCATTATCATTTCGGACCTGGAAAGTTCCGCAACGGTAAATATTGGATACGCGGCGCATACGGCTCAAACGGATGGATCTGCCGTGGCAGTTGACGCGGATGCTTTCATCAGTGCAGTAGCGGCCGATTCCGCAAGGACGGTTACCTACTTCCATGAAAGCACCACTCATGACACGGGTTATGTCACCACAGGCGAGATGATTCTTACAATCGCGCTTGCGGCTGGCACATCTTTAGCGGCTGATACCTTTGATGTACATCTGATGTATTGCAAAGGTTAATGTTTAATTCTGTTTGTGACCGGACCTTTCGGGGTTCGGTTGCATCCGGAATTTTTTAAAAGGAATTCTTATGGCATCAAAAGTTGATATTTGTAATGAGGCTCTTAATTTACTCGGTGCCAATACGATCAGTTCGTTGACCGAGAGTTCAACCACGGCCGTTTTATGCAATCGCATTTATGATACCGAAGTTGATTTTTTACTCCGGCAACATAATTGGAACTCGGCCGTCCAGGAGGCAAATCTCGCGGCTGTTACCGGAACCCCGGTAGTCGGATGGCTCTATAAATTTTTAATGCCGACCGATCCTTATTGTCTGCGAGTGCTCAATGTTTATGACACCTCGGACGATGATCAGAATTTTCAATGCAGAGGCCGTCACATTTATTGTGATACCTCGGCGGTTGATATTATTTACATCGGGCGCATCACCGATCCGAATGAATTTGATTCAATGTTGATGAAAACCCTGGTGGATCTTTTGGCCTATCGATTATCTTTTCCGGTGACTCGGAGCGAGAAAATAACGGCAACTATGTATGCGGCCTATAAGGCAAGTTTGCTCGATTCCATGTCAGTTGATAGCCAGGAAGGAACACCCGAAGAACTTAAAAGCGATCACTTACTTGATGCGAGGTTGCGCTAGATGGCTAAAGTTTTCCCGGTACAAACAAATTTTACAGCCGGTGAATTTTCTCCCAGGCTGTTAGGGCGTGTGGATGTTGCAAAATATAACAACGCACTAAAGACCCTGGAAAATGCCTACGTTTTACCACATGGAGGATTGAAGCGCCGGGGTGGATCTCATTTTATTGCCCAGACAAAAGTAACCGCATCGGGGTCCGAGATGATGCCGAACGGCACCTTTGCTTCAAATATCACTGGCTGGACTAACAAGAGTGTCGGGTCCGGTTCCTCAATCGCGCACGCAACAAATTTAATGAATATCGTTTCGGTCGATGCTTCAAATTACGGTTGGGCGGAAGAACAAATCACCACGGTCAAAGGTCAGCGTTATGTTTTAGGATTTATTATCGGGACCGGTGCTATCAGTTTGCAGATCGGAAACAGTAGCGGTGGCGAGCAAGTATACGCCTCAACCGAGTTTGCGGCCGGTACGCATACGATGGAATTCACCGCGCAAAGTACCGATACATACATGGGCTGGAAACATACAACTGGTGCGACTCATACCCTTGACACGGTTACTCTTAAGACGGGCGATTTCGATAAAAAGGTTCGTCTCTTTCAATTCGAATTCAGTACTACTCAAGCTTATATCCTGGAGTTCGGTAATCTTTACGTTCGTATATATAAAGATAACGGACAAATACGATCAGGCGGTAAACCGGTTGAGGTGACTACACCTTACACCGAAGCGGATTTATTTGATTTAAAATTTTGTCAATCGGCTGACACTTTATACATTGCCGGAAGAAATTATGCTCCTCGAAAGATAACTCGCTCAAGTCATACCGCATGGACGATTGCGACTATTTCATTTGGTGGACCTCCGGCCAGCTTTGCCGGATCCTCTACGGAATACCCGGCGTGCGTTACATTCTTTGAAGAGCGCCTCTACTGGGCCGGATCGATTGATAACCCACAAACTATTTGGGCGAGCAAATCAGGTGACTTTGAAAATATGGCAGTAGGATCAGGCACCGCTGATGATGCCCTGGAATTCGCCCTGGCGGCAAGTCAGGTGAATGTTAGTCAATGGCTGGTCGGATCTTCATCTGGGTTAATTGTTGGAACGGTCGGCGGTGAATTTAAATTAACAGGCGGATCGGCACCAGTGACCCCTACCAATGTCCAGGTAATTCCGGAAACAAGATACGGATCCAATAACGTAACGCCAATCGAAGCTGGTCGCGCTGTTTTATATATTCAGCGTGCCGGAACAAAATTAAGGGAGCTCGCATTCAGTTTGGATGTGGATGGTTTGGTTGCTCCCGATATGACTATTTTATCCGAGCACATTACTACTGGCGGCGTTGTTGACATGGCATATCAGCAAGAGCCGGACAGTTTAGTGTGGCTGGTGCGTGCCGATGGGACTTTAATTAATGTTACTTATGAACGTGATCAAAATGTGGTTGCCTGGGCTCGCCATCCGGTCGGCGGATATTTTGGTAACGCTACTATCACGGTTACAGATTACGCAAATATCGCAGTCGGTACCACGTTGATCTTTACAAAATCCGATGGCACCACGGTGACATTCACCTCGGAAGCTTCGAGCGGATCCGCACCATCAACGGATAATGGCTGGCGGCCGAACGAATCGAATGATACGACCGCTGATAACCTATTTACGGCGATCAATGCACATGCAGATTTTACCGTATCCAACCCGGCGGCCAATGTGGTCAC